GGAAACCTGGTATCCTGGATTCTGGAAGTCATTCGGCGTGATTCTGGTTTTCCCGAGTCGCATACCCTGACGCTTCCGGAACTGTGCTGGTGGCTGGTCAGGAACGACCTGGCTGATGTTATACCTGAAAGCGTTGCGCACAAGGGGCTACGCCTTCCGGATGAGAAGATCCGCTCTGTTATGAGGGAAAGCGACATTGTGCCTTCCGCTTCTGCAACCAGCCTCGTGCAGGAGAAGGTGAAGAAGATCCTCACGCTCTCTGTTGATCCGGAATCTCCAGAATCTTTCATGCTCAGGCCAAAGCGACGCCGCTGGATAAATGAGACTTACACCCGCTGGGTAAAAACACAACCCTGTGAGTGTTGCCGACGGCCAGCAGATGATCCGCACCATATCGTAGGGCACGGTATGGGTGGTACAGCAACAAAAGCCCATGACCTCTTCGTGATCCCTCTGTGCAGAGAGTGCCACGACGAGTTACACGCCGATGTACCAGCATTCGAGCAGAAGCATGGTACGCAGCTTGAGCTGCTACTGCGTTTTATGGATCGGGCGCTGGCGATCGGCGTAATTGCGAAAGCTTAAATGTATGGAGAATGGAATGACACCGCAGCAACGTCGCAAGCATAACAATGCGCTTAATACAGTCGCGAATGCCACGCATAAGAGGTACCTGGGAAGACCAGTTTTGTTGACGGGGACTCAGTCTGCATGGATTAAATCACTTCTTTCTGTGTGGGGAGACAGCGTCCGTGGTGGAACGGCGCCACGCATACCTAAAGGGCATGCATGTTGGCGATTCCTCAAGGGGGCAAGATGGTCGGATAAAGCCCTTGAGCGATTTACCGCTGCACTCAAACAAGCCAGAGATGAGGGTTGTCGTGGCCCCATGGTCATGAAACGAGCCCATGATATTTTGTGGCCGCAGCCAGCACGCAGCATTATAGATACCGCTATCAATGAGGATGATGCTGATTTTTTAGAGCAATGTGTGCTCCAGGCATTCGACCAAACTGATCCGGTTTATATTGTCGGAGTCGGGTATTACACCACGAGAAAGAAAATCTCTGATATCAGCCGCGAATTACAGCAATTTGCCCCGTGGCTGTCATCAGACGATGCCAGACTGCGAGTCAAATGGTGTCTGCAGATTTTCCAAGCGAAGGCATTCTTAGCGGCACGGAGCGAATTAAGAAAGGGTGTTTAGCAAAAAGTGCTATTTATTCATTTTTATATTGAAAACAAACCAGAAACTTAGATAATTCAAATATGCTTAGCAAAGCTGCGCCACGATGGCAGCGGTGAGAAGCGAAAAATTTGATTCTGTGAAAAGCCCCTTTTAGGGGCTTTTTGCTTTCCGGCGATACGACAGGGGTATTCGCGAGGTGCATTGCACCAGTACCCCTGTCATATCGTCGATCTAATCTTCCACAAATATAAAGCCTCGCAATTCTGCGGGGCTTTTTCATTTCAGGCTCACGGGTATCACTCACTGCGTGCTTTGTTGATAAATCCAGCCCGTGAAGCCTGAACCTATTTCCCCTCATTTCTGAGAGGACTCACAGCAATAAAGAGGGGGCTAAATGTCCGATCCGATTTCCGGTACTGGGCTGGCTGGTGGTGTCCTGACGGGAGCCAGTGTCTATGGATTTGTTTCCGGAACCGATTACGGCGTGGTGTTTGGCGCATTTGCCGGGGCTGTATTTTACATTGCAACCGCAGCGGATCTAAGTGCAGCGCGCCGACTTGCATATTTTCTGGTTTCGTATATCGCGGGGATCCTTTGTTCCGGGCTAGTGGGTTCAAAGCTGGCTCAGGCTACCGGCTACAGTGATAAACCACTGGATGCCATTGGCGCCGTAATCGTTTCTGCTTTAGCCGTGAAAATCCTGACGTTCCTGAATAATCAGGATGTTGGCTCGCTGGTGGCGCTGATAACGCGCCGGGGAGGTTCAGGTGGTACAAAATGACCCATCGGCAACTTTAAATGCATTGCTTTGCGCTGGGGTAGTGTTGACCCTGATGTTTTATCGTCGTGGCGATTCACGACATCGACCATGGATATCCCGCCTGGCGTGGCTGCTTACGGTCATCTACAGCGCAGTTCCGCTGGCATATCTGTGCGGCATCTACCCTTATTCATCGTGGGCCACTATCGGGGCCAACATTATTTTCCTGTCTGTGCTGGTCGCCGTCAGAGGCAACGTGGCGCGGCTTATTGATGCTGTTCACAAATAAAAAAGCGAGTCGCAACGACATCGCTACAACCCGCAAAGAAGATGAAATCATTAGGATTTATCTTAAGTCTCATTGTGACTTAAATTAAATTTAATTTCATCATCTTAGGTGAACTCTAATCCCTACCATTAATAGTGGTTTAATCCGGTACACATATGAACCAATCACAATTTCAGCAGGCGGCTGGTATCAGCGCCGGGCTTTCTGCACGCTGGTTTCCGCACATTGATGCGGCAATGAAAGAGTTTGGAATTACAGCGGTTAATGATCAGGCCATGTTCTTCGCCCAGGTTGGGCATGAATCTGCTGGTTTTACCTCGCTGGTCGAGAGCTTCAACTACTCGGTAGACGGGCTGAAGAAAACCTTTGGTAAACGCCTGACGCCTTATCAGTGTGAAATGCTGGGGCGTGTCGATGGTAAGCAGGTGGCCCACCAGCCGCAAATAGCCAATCTGGTTTATGGTGACCGTATGGGGAATAACAGCCAGGGTGACGGCTGGAAATATCGCGGTCGTGGCCTGCTTCAAATCACTGGCCGTGAGAACTACACCAAATGCGGTGCTGCGCTGAAACTTGATCTGATCAGTACGCCAGAACTTTTGACGCAAGAGCGACATGCGGCCCGTTCGGCGGCATGGTACTTCACGTTACGTGGTTGCCTTCTCTATTCGGGGGATGTGGAGCGCGTCACGCAGATTATCAACGGCGGGCAGAACGGCATTAACGACCGCCGTGAACGTTACGCCAAAGCTAAAGCCGCACTGGTGTGAGGTCACTATGGGACTTGAAATGATTATTGGCCTGGTTGTTGCAGCGCTGGCTGCAATTGCAGGTGCTTTTGGTCTGGGTAAATCACGCGGTAGTAGCATCGCTGAAACAAAAGCTGACCAGCAACGCACTGAAGAACGTGCAGCAGCTACTGAAGCGGTAGCCGAACGCCGGGTAGAGACAACAAAAGGAGCCAGGGATGTACAGCAGACTGTTAACCATCTTCCTGATGACGATGTTGACCGTGAGTTGCTCGAAAACTTTACCCGCAAAACCTGAAGTAACGGACACGGCCTGTGACTGGGTAAGCATTATCTACCTCACTGAGCACGATATTGCCGTGCTGGATAAGCAGACAAAGCGGGGCATTCTGGCGCATAACAGGTCTGTTCAGCGTAACTGCCCAAATAAAATCACTACAGCCTCGCAATAGCGGGGCTTTTTAACAACTGAGGAATGAACATCGTTACTAGCCCTAAGGTACACACCATTTTTTAAAAGGGATGGTTTCGATAAGGAGGCTGCATGGTGGAAACACAAATAAGTGACATGAGATTAATGAGCAACTTATGCCACAAAGAAGGTTTTGACCTTAGTAAGTTAAAAAACATTACTGGTTTTAAATTTAGCAAGTCAAAACCCATAGTTGTGTGCAAAATTATTCAGGTTCAGGAAGAGTTTGAGAGTGACGAGAGTGAAAAATAGCACTTCTCATGACTTGCCTCGCGGCCTGTAGGTCTAAGTTGTCAACTGCAACTTTGAGTTGCTCATGAACGCTCATCAATGCGTTGCAATAGCCGGGGCGAGTTGGGATTGAAATTTTAACTTCAATACCATTTGAAACCAGAGCACCGATAGCTTCTAAAACATTTTCATGAGTGAGGTTTTTCGCGTTTTCAGCCTGCAATGGCTGAAATACAAAACCTGCTTCGTCTTGCTTGATTAAGATTTTTGAATGGTCTGGACGCATATCATCGCGAAGAAATGGCATTATCCGCCATCCGCAATACCAAGTTCTACAAACGTCAGGCCTTTCATCATAAATTCCGCAACCTCTCTGCTCGGATAAGTGAGGGCAGCGTACATCTGCTTTTTTTGTTAACTCTGGTTTTTCAATTCGCAAGTAAGTACAGCAAACATCGCACTCGTTGCAGTTGCGACCAGAAACTAAATGATCACTTAATGACATTTTGGCCTCATCTAATGTGCTGAGATTGTCTCAGATTTCGTGTGTCCATATTTTATAGAGGGGTAATGTCTATTCATATCCTAACAAATGAACAGTAGCCGTCATTGTGTGGATTTTTTATTGAAGATTTGCTGGTTACAGAAGACATTAAGTTTGTGGTGGCCGTCACATTCATCGCTGGAAACGTGTGGAGTAACCGCTGCTGGGAAAAGAAGGAGCCGACACAGGATTGATTGCCGACATGCCCGGAAGCCTTGCAGAAGAAGCTCGATACTATGCTGGAGTTGCTGACGAACGCTACACCGCAGGGATGACGTGCGAACGCATTTATGTCTCAGTGAGAGAGTCAAATAACAACAGGGTTGCACGATGAATGCAGAGAACCTAAGTAACGCGCACTTTATCTATAACGAGATGAAAGAACTACAGCGACAGAAAGGCATTCTGGAAAGTGGTTCCGGGCTTGGTGTGGCAATCCAATCTACCTATCAGGATAAAGCCTTTCTTCGATGCCATACGTCCACATGCAGTGGTTGTGCTTAATAGTAGGATTGACCAGAATAGGGAAAAATTAAGGTACTTGGGGTAAGGATTACATGAGGTTTTTGCTGTTATATCGCTCTTTTAGCTCCAGTCTTGCCCACTCCATAAGCAAGTCAATTACTGGGGAGGCATAGGGAGCTAGAGCAATAAGTAAAGTAATTAAAGTTGGATCAATCATTTTTTATCTCCTTGAAATTAGCTATCGGAGATGACCACGAGTTGCAGCCATTCTATTGTAGGGCCCAATAGGCCTTTCCATTAGTGAGTCGTAAAGATCGTGACTCTTTGAAAGATTCATTACGGGGGATTTGGAAATGGTTTCACTTTGTATGAATGAGACTGTGCCAATCAGTTCTGCAGGCATTCATTGAGCGCCTGTGATAATGTTATTACTCTGTTAAAAAACGAGGGGTAAAAATGACTGACAAAAGAGAGATTGCGCTAGAGCAGGCCTTAATCGCCGTTTTGGCAGTAGCAAAGGAGTCAAAGTTAGATCTTGATACTTTGGTACTAAATGCAAATTCAGTAATTCTTGATAGTGCACACAAAAACAACATTGTTGATGATAAAAGCATCAGAACTAGTGCGTGTGAAATTATCAGGTCGTTTGTCGATCAACTTTAAATAAATGCTTGGCTATGTAAGCCGCCTTCGGGCGGTTTTTTGTTGCTCGTCATCCATTATTGCAAGTGAAAATCATTATTATTTTACGGGTCCTCCTGGCGGGGAGGCCAGCCACGGGGCGGCGTGCTCGCGGAAAACGGCTAGTTTTTCAGATCTAAGGTCATCATCATCATTTGCGCAGGTTATTGATCTCATTGGAGGCGATTTCGTGCAGATGTCGAATCGTTTAAAAAGTGTTCACCATCATGGACCAGGAAATTGCCACTTTAAAACTGAATATCAACCAGTTGGCGGGGATCACTGGCGTACACCGTCAGACGGTCGCCGCCAGGCTGAAAAATATTGAACCGGCACCAGGTAGCAACAGCAAATTAAAGCTTTACCTGATCACCGACATTCTGACCGAACTGATGATCCCCACTGTGTCAGCCAATATCGATGACATGCTGCCATCGGACAGGCTTTCCCACTGGAAAGCGGAGAATGAGCGACTCAAGTTTGAGCAGGATACGGGGCAGCTCATTCCCGCTGATGAAGTGGCGCGCGAATTCTCATTGATGGCGAAAGCCGTCGTCATGGTACTTGAAACCCTCCCTGATGTACTTGAGCGTGACTGTGCATTAACGCCTGTTGCGGTTTCTCGCGTGCAGAGCGTTATTGATGACCTGCGCGATCAGATGGCGGAGAGGGTGCAGGACGCTGAAGCAGAGGAGGAAGAGCCAGAGGAGGACTGATGGCAAAGCGGGCATCCGCCAGAGGCATCCGCCGCGATGTTTCCGGTATCTTACGTGCCCCGCGTCGAATGCAGGTGGCCGATGCGGTCAGTACTTATATGCGCGTGCCGATGGGGGCGGGTAACTCCGTTCCATGGGATCCGGATCTGGCACCTTACGTGATTGAACCGATGAACTGCCTGGCATCGCGTGAATATGACGCGGTAGTGTTTGTTGGTCCGGCGCGAACGGGTAAAACCATTGGTCTGATTGATGGCTGGATTGTTTACAACGTTGTCTGTGATCCGGCTGATATGCTCCTGATTCAGATGACTGAGGAAAAGGCGCGCGAGCACTCCAAAAAGCGTCTTGATCGTACATTCCGTTGCAGCCCTGAAGTGAAATCCCGACTGAGCCCGCGGCGTAATGATAACAACGTATATGACCGCACGTTTCGCGCCGGGAACTACCTGAAAATCGGCTGGCCATCGGTCAATATCATGTCCTCATCGGACTATAAATGCGTGGCACTGACCGACTATGACCGTTTCCCGGAAGACATTGACGGGGAAGGTGACGCCTTTTCACTGGCATCAAAGCGAACAACAACGTTCATGTCGTCAGGTATGACACTGGTTGAGAGTTCGCCGGGCCGCGACATACGTGACACAAAATGGCGCCGTAGCTCACCGCATGAAGCACCTCCTTCAACGGGGATTCTGGCGCTGTACAACCGTGGTGATCGCCGTCGACTTTACTGGCCGTGCCCACATTGCGGTGAATATTTCCAGCCTGAAATGGACAATATGACAGGTTACCGCGATATCGCGGACCCTGTTCAGGCCAGCGAGAAAGCCTGTCTTCAATGCCCTGCCTGTAAAGAGCACATCACTGCGGATATGAAGCGTTCGCTCAATATGAAAGGGAAGTGGCTGCGGGATGGGCAAACCATCGACAACGATGGTGTTATCACTGGGGAAGGGCGACGCTCGCGCATTGCCTCCTTCTGGATGGAAGGCCCTGCCGCCGCGTACCAGACCTGGGCGCAGCTCATCTATAAATTTCTTACCGCTGAGCAGGACTATCAGGCCACTGGCAGCGAGGAAGCACTGAAGACGGTAATCAACACCGACTTTGGGCGTCCGTATCTTCCTCGCTCCAGCATGGAACAGCGCAAAAGTGAACTGCTTGAGCAGCGTGCGGAGGTTGTACCAAAGCGCTCTGTTCCGGACGGGGTTTGTTTCCTTATGGCGACCGTCGATGTTCAGGCGGGGCGCAACCGGCGTTTTGTTGTTCAGGTTACTGGCTACGGCAGCATGGGAGAGCGCTGGCTGGTGGACCGCTACAATATCAGGCAGTCGATGCGCTATGACGCCAATGGCGAGAGCCAGCAGATTGACCCGGCAAGCTATCCGGAAGACTGGGATTTATTGCTGACCGATGTGTTTAACAAAGCCTGGCCAATGGCATCGGATCCGACTAGGTGTATGCGGCTGATGGCGATGGCCGTTGACTCCGGCGGTGAGGATGGTGTGACCGACAACGCTTATAAATTCTGGCGTAAGTGTCGTCGTGAAGGACTCGGAAAACAGATTTACCTGTTCAAAGGCGACAGTGTCCGCCGATCAAAACTCATCTCCCGAACCTTTCCTGATAATACCGGACGTTCAAGCCGACGGGCACAGGCTTCTGGTGATGTCCCGCTTTACTTGATCCAGACCGATGCTCTGAAAGACCGGGTGAACAACGCTTTGTGGCGTGATTCACCAGGCCCTGGCTATGTGCATTTCCCTGACTGGCTCGGCAGCTGGTTTTACGATGAACTGACCTATGAGGAGCGATCGACTGATGGCAAATGGAGTAAGCCGGGACGTGGTGCAAACGAAGCATTTGACCTGCTGGTCTACGCTGATGCGCTCGCCATCCTCCACGGCTACGAGAAAATCAAATGGCCCGCTGCTCCTGAGTGGGCGAGGCGGGAAACCTGGCTGGAGAACGCGCCGCCGGAAGCTGGCGAAGCGTCATCCCAGACACCAGAACCAGTACCCACCAAAAAACGGAAGCGGAAAAAGCCCGTAACCGATGATTCTAACCCCTGGAGTACATCAGGAGGATGGTTGTGAACCGTGTTGATATTGAAGCCATGATCCAGCGATATACCGAAGCCGAAATGGCGGTGCTGGATGGCAAAACTATCCGTTTCAATGGGCAGGAAATGACGATGGAGAACCTGTCTGAAATCCGAAAAGGGCGTCAGGAGTGGGAGCGTCGGCTCTCTTCTCTTATTTCTCATCGCCGCGGGCGACCCGGTTACCGACTGGCGAGGTTTGAATGAGCCTTTTAGATGATGCGATTGGGGTCTTTTCGCCTGGCTGGAAAGCAGCCCGTCTGCAGGCGCGCGCGAAAATCAGGGCATATGAAGCCGTTACCCCGACCAGAACGCACAAAGGGCGCCGTGAAAATCGTTCAGCTGATCAGCTCAGCAAAATGGGGGCGGTATCACTGCGGGAGCAGGCCCGGTGGCTCGATAACAATCACGATCTGGTGATTGGGGTGTTCGATAAGCTGGAAGAGAGGGTGGTGGGGAAAGCCGGAATTATTGTTGAACCCCATCCCAAACTGATGAACGGTAAAATCGCCAAAAAGCTGGCAGATCAGATCCGTAATAAATGGGCAGAATGGTCTGTCAGGCCTGATGTCACGAACCAGTTTACCCGCCCGATGCTTGAGCGCCTGATGTTGCGCACCTGGCTGCGGGATGGCGAAGTGTTTGCCCAGCTTGTCAGTGGAACCGGGAATGGTCTTACGCCAGCAGCCGGTATCCCCTTCTGGCTTGAAGCGCTTGAACCAGATTTTATTCCCATGAACAGCGATGCTGCCAGCCAACTTAATCAGGGGGTATTCGTCGACAACTGGGGCAGACCAAGGAAATATCAGGTTTATAAAAGCCTGCCCGTTTCAGGCCGTCAGCTTGATACCAAAGAAGTGGATGCGGAAAACATGCTGCATCTTAAATTTGTCCGCCGTCTGCACCAAACCCGGGGCGTATCGATGCTATCCGGTGTACTGATGCGTCTGAGCGCACTTAAAGAGTATGAAGATGCTGAGCTCACCGCCGCACGTATTGCTGCTGCGCTGGGTATGTACATCAAAAAGGGGGACGGGCAAAGCTTCGAAGAGAGTAACAGTTCTTCCGATGATGATGATCGGGAAGTGATGATTCAGCCAGGCATCATTTATGACGATCTGAAGCCTGGTGAAGATATCGGCATGGTGAAATCTGACCGGCCCAATCCTAACCTTGAAACCTTCCGTAATGGGCAACTTCGCGCTGTCGCAGCAGGCAGCCGACTCAGCTTTTCAAGCACAGCCAGAAACTACAACGGCACCTACAGCGCGCAGCGGCAGGAACTGGTGGAATCAACAGATGGCTATCTCATTTTACAGGACTGGTTTATTGGCGCGGTGACCCGGCCAATGTACCGCGCCTGGCTGAAAATGGCGGTGGCCGCTGGCGAGATTAAATTACCCCGCGGTCTGGATATGGAGTCGCTGTACTCGGCGGTGTATTCCGGCCCTGTTATGCCGTGGATCGATCCGGTTAAAGAGGCCAATGCCTGGAAGTTACAGATCCGGGGCGGAGCGGCAACGGAATCCGACTGGGTCCGCGCCAGCGGACGTAACCCGAACGATGTGAAGGCGCGCCGGAAGGCAGAGATCGACGAAAACAAAGAGATGGGGCTGGTGTTTGACACTGACCCTGCCAATGACAAAGGAGGCACAAGTGCCGAAGCCAAAGAACCGGGCGCACCACCGTCCGAAAGCCAGCGCAAAAAGTAATTCCTGGTTTCGTATGCAGGCCAGCGCCGACAACGAAGCGGATATTTATATCTACGACGAGATCGGCTACTGGGGGGTGACGGCGCGCCAGTTTGTGAATGACCTTAAGGCGCTGGGCGACATTACCCATATCAACCTTCACATCAATTCGCCCGGTGGTGATGTCTTTGATGGCATCGCCATTTTTAATGCCCTGAAGCATCACGGCGCGGCGATCACCGTTCACATTGATGGTCTGGCAGCTTCAATGGCTTCGGTGATTGCGATGGTTGGCAACCCGGTAATTATGCCGGAAAACACGATGATGATGATCCACAAACCATGGGGATTCGCAGGTGGCGATGCCAACGACATGCGGGATTATGCCGATCTGCTGGATAAGGTCGAGTCTGTCCTGATCCCGGCGTACGCGGAGAAAACAGGAAAAACGACCGATGAAATCGCCACCATGCTGGACGATGAAACCTGGATGGATGGTAAAGAATGCTTAGCGCATGGCTTCGCCGATCAGGTCACTACATCTCTGCAGGCGATGGCCTGTATTCAATCAAAACGTATTGAGGACTTTGAAAAGATGCCAAACAGCATTCGTAACATGATCACTCCGCCGCGCAATACTACCCAGCGCGAACCGCAGCAACCGCAACCACAGGTGGCGGCAACGACGACCCCAGCGCCAGCGTCCACTTCTGATGAAGCCACTATCCGTGCACAGGTGCTTGCCGAGCAAAAGAACCGTGTTAACGCAATTAACGATCTCTTTGCGATGTTCGGCGGCAAGCATCATGAGCTGCAGAATAAATGCATCGCGGATCCCGAATGCACAGTGGCTCAGGCTAAAGATGAACTGCTGGCGGCGCTGGGCAAAAATGCAACACCGTCGAATAAAACCACGGATGCGCACATTTACGCCGGGAACGGTAACTTTGTTGGCGACGGAGTTCGCCAGGCACTGATGGCGCGTGCAGGCTTCGAGAGCCTGGAGCGGGACAACGTCTATAACGGCATGACGCTGCGCGAATATGCCCGTATGGCACTGACCGAACGTGGCATCGGCGTTTCCAGTTATAACCCGATGCAAATGGTCGGTATGGCACTGACGCACAGCACGTCTGACTTCGGTAATATCCTGCTCGACGTTGCTAATAAAGCGTTACTGCAGGGCTGGGAGGAAGCGGCAGAAACTTTTGAGCAGTGGACCAAGAAAGGCCAGTTGTCTGACTTTAAAACGGCGCATCGTGTCGGTCTGGGCGGCTTCTCATCCCTGCGTCAGGTACGCGAAGGTGCTGAATATAAGTATGTGACCACCAAAGATAAAGGTGAAAGCATCGCGCTGGCCACCTACGGTGAAATCTTCTCTATTACCCGTCAGGCGATCATCAACGACGATCTGAATCAGTTAACCGATGTACCTATGAAGATGGGCCGTGCAGCAAAAGGGACGATTGGCGACCTGGTGTATGCCGTTCTGACCGAAAACGCGAAATTGTCTGATGGTAAGCCGCTGTTCCATGCTGATCACGGTAATATTTCCGCAGGCGCGATTTCTGTAGCCAGCCTTGATGAAGCGCGCAAGATGATGCGTCTGCAGAAAGAGGGTGAGCGTCCCCTGAATATTCGCCCGGCATTCATGCTGGTGCCAGTCGCGCTCGAAACCCTGGCAAACCAGACGATCAAGTCTGCCAGTGTGAAAGGGGCGGATATCAACGCCGGTATCATGAACCCAATTCAGAACTTTGCTGAAGTTATCGCGGAGCCGCGTCTTGATGCCAAAGACACCAGCGCCTGGTATCTGGCCGCCGCTAAGGGCACAGACACCATCGAAGTGGCTTACCTGAACGGCGTTGATACTCCGTATATCGATCAGCAGGAAGGCTTCACTACCGACGGTATTGCCACCAAAGTGCGCATCGATGCCGGTGTATCACCTCTGGATTATCGCGGCATGGCGAAATCAACCGGGAAATAATTCCTTCCACTCAAACAGCACATCACAGCCCATCCGGGCTTTTTTTGTATCTGAATTCGGCCCCGTATGGGGCTGGATGGAGACTGAATTTATGGCGAAGAATTTTGTACAGCATGGCAAAACTATTGAGATTGCCAACACGGGCAGCATTGAGATCCTGAGTGGTTCGCCGGTGATGGTGGGGAAAGTCGTGGCGATTGCCATTACTGATATTGCGGAAGGCCAGACGGGAGACGGTTTTACCGAAGGTGTTTTCCTGCTGCCTAAGCTGACTACCGATGCGATCACCATCGGTGAGCAGGTTCATATCAAAGATGGAAAAGTGCAGAACGACGCGACAGGTGCCGATCTGGCCGGGGTTGCCTGGGAAGATGCTGCTGCCAGTTCCGCAATTGTAGCCGTGAAAATCAATGCCTAATCCCTTTGACAGACTTGTCAGCCGCATGGATGCGGTCACGGTGAACAAAATGGGCAAGCCAGCGACCATCAACGGGGAGCCCATGATTGTTATTCCGGCTGAGTTTCTGGAAGAAATGGGGCCTTTGAGCGGAACAGGGCGATCGCTGGTGGTGTTTACTGCAGGATACAGGCCGCGTCGTAATGACGTGGTGATTTTTGAAGGGGAGGAATTCCATCTTACCCGTCACGAACGCTTTAACGGCAAACCGCGCATCTTTATCGAGTAAGCAGGAGGGAATATGTCGATTAAGGGGCTGGAGCAGGCCATTGCTAATCTGAACAGCATCAGTAAAAGAGCTGTACCGCGCGCTTCCGCCCAGACGGTGAACCGTATCGCCACGCAGGCGGTCAATCGCAGTGTGTCCGCTGTCGCGAAATCAACCCGCGTTCCCCGAAAACTGGTCAGGCAGCGTGCACGGATACGTCGGGCTACGGTGGAGAAGCCGCGCGCTCTGATTCGCATAAACCGCGGGAATCTTCCCGCTATCAAACTGGGACCATCCAGTATGCGTCTGTCACGGCGTAAACGTGATAAGTCAGGTACGAACAGTGAGCTGCGTGTGGGGCGTTTTCGTTTTCCCGGGGCCATTATTCAACAACTGGCAAACGGTCGCTGGCATGTCTTGCGGCGTACCACAAAGAGTCGGTATCCCATTGAAGTGGTCAGTATTCCCCTTTCCGTTCCGCTGACCGAAACGTTCCGGGCTGAAGTGCCAAAACTTATGGATGAACGTATGCCGCAAATTATGCGACAAAACCTGTCTAACCAACTGAGGCTGATCCTTAAACGATGAAAAACAGTGATATCCGCAAAGCCGTACTAACCGCGCTCCAGCTCAATATCTCAGATGCAGTGACATGGTTCGATGGTCGTCCTGGGTTTCTGGATGAGCAGGATCTTCCGGCTGTTGCGGTTTACCTTTCTGACGCCCGAGCCTCGGATGAAAGTGTTGATGAAGATATGTGGACAGCCGTGCTGCATGTTGAGGTGTTTCTAAAAGCCACGGCTACAGACAGTGCTCTGGATTCCTGGATGGAGGACCGCATCTATCCGGCAATGGCTGATGTTCCCGAACTGGCAAATCTTCTCGAATTGATGGCGGCTCAGGGGTATGACTATCAGCGCGATGAAGAGGCCATGACGTGGGGATCTGCCGACCTCAGTTATTCCATCAGCTACATTATGTGAGGACGTAATGACTACACCAAACCCACTGGCGCCGGTAAAGGGTGCCACCACCACACTCTGGATTTATTCCGGGTCGGGCAACCCGTTCGCTAACCCATTATCGGATGTTGACTGGACGCGCCTGGCAAAGATTAAAGACCTGCAGCCCGGTGAACTGACTGCCGAATCAAACGACGACACCTATCTGGATGATGCGGATGCTGACTGGACGTCCACTTCACAGGGCCAGAAATCGGCGGGGGAGGCCAGTTTTACGCTGGCCTGGAAACCTGCCGAGAGCGGGCAGCAGGATCTAGTTCGCTGGTTTGATGACGGTACCGTGCTGGCGTACAAAATTAAATATCCAAATGGCGCCATCGATGTGTTCCGTGGCTGGGTAAGCAGCCTGGGTAAAACGGTGACGGCAAAAGACACCATTACCCGTTCTGTCAAAATCAGCAACAACGGCAAACCAAGTCTTGCTGAAGACAGCGCTGCTGCAGTGATTGACGTAACCGGCGTCAGCCTGGATAAATCGACCACCACCGTTGCGGTTGCTGCCACCACCACGCTGAATGTCACCGTGGCGCCAGCCAGCGCAAGCGATCCATCTTTCCGGGCCACCACCACGGATGCAGGTAAAGCCACGGTGACTGTCGCTGGTACAGTGCTGACGGTAACCGGCATTTCCGCCGGAACCGCCGACATTATCGTGATGACCAACGACGGGCTTTTTGTCGCGACCTGTAAAGTCACCGTTTCCTGACTTCCGGGGCTGTGGCCCCGCTTTCTGGAGTAATGCATGTTTTTAAAAAGTGAGCCGTTCGAACGCAACGGCAAGACCGTCACGCTCTACGAACTGTCGGCGCTGCAGCGTATTGAGCATCTTGAACACCTGAAGACGCTGGAAAGTATCACCGATGCCGACATGCAGGCGGCGATGGATATGACGATTAAATCCGGCGCACTGCTGGTGGCCATGTCTTTATGGCATGGACATCCCCTGAAAGGGGCGCACAAAACGCCGAAAGAAGACGTTGAGCAGATCCAGAATGAAGTACTGATGACCTGGCCGCTGGAGATTGTTTCCGCAGCAGAGTACTGCGTGAAGCTGCTGTCCGGCATGGTGCCGCTGCAGGAAGCGAATGATCCAGAGGATGTTGCTGTGACTGAGCCGGTCAGTCTGGAAAAGTCCTCGCCAGCGAGCTGACATTCGTCCTGAAACTGGCGCGTGAATTTCGCCGCCCGGACTGGCGCGCCATGCTTGCTGGTATGTCGTCAACGGAATACGCCGACTGGCGAACGTTCTACCAGGACAATTTTTTTAATGATGTGCAACTGGATGCACATTTTTCCTCGCTGATGCATATCGTCATTACCGCGCTTGACCCCAAAACCACATCAACCCCTGCCAGCTTCAGCCTTCTTTCACCTTCAGCGGAGGATATTGCCGACGATGAACCCGGTGACGCTGTGCTGATGGCAAAGGCCGAGGGCATTTCAGGAGGTGTTCGCTATGTCCCAGACGGCAGTGGGTGACCTGGTCGTTAATCTTGATGTTAACTCGTCAAAGTTCAACGAGCAGATGGAGTACGTAAAAAGGCAGTTTAAGCAGACGGGTGACGCAGCGAATGACTCGGCGCTGAAGGTGCAGCAGTCATTTACCCGCCAGGAGAGCGCCGCGAAGAAGGCCGGCATTTCTGTAGGACAGTACAACGCGGCGATGCGTATGCTGCCTGCGCAGTTTACGGATATCGCCACCCAGCTGGCCGGTGGGCAGAGTCCGTGGCTTATCCTGCTGCAGCAGGGCGGTCAGGTGAAAGACTCCTTCGGCGGTATTATTCCGACCTTTCGGGCGCTGCTGGGCACCATATCGCCGGTGATGGTAGGCGTTGGCGCGCTGGCTGCCGCCACTGGCGCGGTGGTTTACTCCTGGTATCAGGGCTCGTCCACGCTGTCTGATTTCAACAAAACGCTGGTTCTGTCCGGTAATACTGCCGGGCTGACCTCAAACCGCATGCTGGTGCTGGCGAAATCCGGCGAGCAGGTGGGACTCACGTTTAACCAGACCAGCAGCGCGCTGACGGAGCTGGTCAACGCCGGAGTGCGTGCCGGTGCCCGGTTCGATGAGATGAGTCAGGCGGTAGCGAAATTTACCGATGCGTCGGGTGTGCCGGTCGATAAGGTGGCGGCGGCATTCGGCAAACTGACGAACGATCCGACCTCTGGTCTGATTGCCATGGCGCAGCAGTTCCACAACGTTACCGCGGAACAGATTGCTTATGTGGCGCAACTGCAACGCGCCGGTGATGAAGCAGGGGCGCTGCAGGCAGCTAATGATGCGGCGACGAACGGTTTTCGTGAGCAGACAAAGAGCCTACGCGACAATATGGGGTCGATTGAGACTGCTGCCGACAGCCTGAAGCGCGCTTTTAAATCGATGTGGGATGCGGCGCTCGATATCGGGCGGCCTGACACCGCGCAGGAGATGGTTGCCAAAGCGGAAGCGGCCTTTAAGCGGGCGGATGAAATCTGGAATCTGCGTAAAGGTGATGGTTATGTCAATGATGATGCGCGTGCCAGCTACTGGAACGATCGGGAGTCTGCCCGCCTTGCACTGGAAATGGCGCAGCAGCAGGCCAGTGTGGCAAAGGCCACTGAGGATAACGCCGCCCGCGAGGCGGTGATTGAATCTGACCGCCAGAAGTATGCCGCGCAGGCTCAGTCGAATTATGCAAAGACGCAGACTGCGCTGGAGAAGTACACGGCCCGTCAGAATGAACTGAACAAGGCGCTGAAAGACGGTCGGATCCTCCAGGCTGACTACAACATCAATCTGGAAGCTGCGAAAAAAGAATACGACGACTCGCTGAAGAAAACCAAAGCCCCTTCAGCGGTAAAAACACCTGCAGGTGTAAAAAGTGTCGATACTGCCAGCGCGCAAACGCTGGAGCTGGAGGCGCAGTTACGTACTCTGCAGGAGCATAAGAGCATCACAGATACCATCAGCCAGCAGCGGCAGGAATTGTGGGAACAACAATCCCGCTTTTCGGTGCTGGAAGAGGCCGCCAAAAAGCGCGCGCTGACCGCCGATGAAAAATCGGTGCTGGCGAACAAAGACGAGGTACTGGCGCGGGCCGAAGTGAATGCCCGGCTGGGCGATCAGATTGTTGCCCAGGAACGGTTAAACCGTCTGCAGGACAGCTCGCAGAAGTACGTTACCCAGATTGGGGAGAAAACCCGGGCGCTGGTGGCCGGGGGCAGCATGAGCAGTCGCGGCGCACAGCGGCAAAACGAAGAGGCACAGCTGCGGCAGGGCTGGATGAATGCCGGCGGTACGGACACCGATCAGGGTTATCAGAACGAACTGGATGCACTGAAGAAATATTATGCCGCACAGGACGAGCTCCGCGGCAACTGGCAGGCCGGGGCGAAATCAGCGTGGGCTGACTATGCCGATTCAGCGGCTGATGCCTATGGTTCGATGAAGTCCGCTGCTTCAGCCACATTCGATGGTATCAGCCAGAATATGGCCGATATGCTGACGACAGGGAAAGCAAACTGGGCAGATTTCACCCGTTCCACGTTGTCGATGCTGACGCAGATCCTGATGAAGCAGGCCATGGCCGGCCTGGTCAGTTCTGCCACGTCAGCGCTGGGTTTTGCTGGTGGTGGTTATACCGGGTCCGGCGGCAAGTATGAGCCTGCAGGTGTGGTGCACCGTGGAGAGTTTGTCTTTACGCAGGAAGCCACCAACCGAATCGGTGTCGGCAACCTTTATCGCATGATGCGCGGCTATGCGACTGGTGGTCTGGTCGGGGGGAGTGGCGGTGGCGTTGCTTCTCCTTTTGGCGTCAGCGTGTATGCGCCAGTTTCGGTTACAACAGGCCAGGGGGATTCCGGTCAACAGAAAGGAAGCGGTGATGCGCTGGGGAAAGCCTATCAGCAGGTGATCAACAGTTCCATCAGGGAAGGTATCACCAGAGAGGTCCGGCCCGGCGGCATCATCTGGAATGCAACAAAACAGAGGTAAGCAATGGCGATCGAGCATTTTGCGTGGCGGATTAAAGCATCCAGCCAGCCAACCCTGAAAAGTAAGGATACCGTCCGTACGGCGCAGTTTGGTGATGGCTATAAGCAGGTGTCAGGTGCCGGGCTGAATGATGAAACGCTCAGCTATGAGTTTTCATTTACCGGCGAACCGCAAACCGTCCGGGATATTTATGCTTTCCTGCGGCGCCATAAGACGAAATCATTTTCGTTTATCCCGCCAGGCGGTGATCTTGCGCTGTGGCGCGTTGAGGCAGACAGCCTGCAGCGCGTCACCAAAAGTAAAACGGTGGAAACCGTATCAGCCACCTTTGAACAGGCGTTTGCACCATGAGCTTAAACAGTGATTATCAGAAACTTGAGCCGGGCAACGTTGTCCGGCTTTTTGATGTCGATGGCACCGCATTTGGTGTTTCCGACGTTCTCCGCTTCCACGCCCACAATATTGCCCACACTGCCGATGAAATCGCCGCTGCTGGTGGCGATGAAAATAAGCTACCGGCGAAATCTATCTGGTGGCAGGGGCAGGAATATAAAGCCTGGCCTTGTCAGATAGAGGGTATTGAGGCGGCGACCGACGGGACCAGCGCACAGCCAACGCTCTCGGTCGCTAACCTGGACAGTTCCATTACGGTCTTATGTCTTGCTTATGATGACCTGCTGCAGGCAAAGGTCACCGTTCATGACACGCTGGCGCAGTATCTGGATGCGAAAAACTATCCTGAGGGCAACCCGTCGGCGGATCCTCAGCAGGAAAAGCTGAAGGTGTTTTACATAGACGCCAAGAGCACTGAAACCAACGAAGTGGTGGCGTTTACGTTGTCCAGCCCGATGGATCTGCAGGGGCTGATGATCCCGACACGCCAGCTACATTCGCTTTGTACCTGGTGCATCCGGAACAAATACCGCTCCGGTGATGGATGCGACTATGCCGGAACGCGCTATTTCGACAAGCACAACAACCCGGTTAACGATCCGTCGCTCGATGAATGCCCCGGTACACTCACTTCGTGCAAGTTGCGACATGGCGAGGGGAACGAGTTGCCGTTCGGTGGTTTCCCTGGTACATCCCTGATCAGGAGCTGATATGCGTCAGAAAATTATCGACGCCATTATGGCGCATGCTGCTGCTGAATATCCGCGGGAGTGCTGCGGTGTGGTGGTGCAAAAAAGCAGGGTGCAGCGGTACATTCCCTGCCGTAATCTGGCAACCGATCCGACAGAGCATTTCCACCTGTCACCGGAGGATTACGCCGCTGCCGAAGACTGGGGTACGGTGATTGCCATTGTCCACAGCCACCCGGACGCAACGACACAGCCGAGCGAACTGGATAAAGCGCAATGCGATGCAACGCTCTTACCCTGGTACATCGTGAGCTGGCCGGAGGGGGATCTGCGTACCATCCAGCCGCGGGGAGAACTACCATTGCTGGAGCGTCCATTTGTGCTCGGTCACTTCGATTGCTGGGGGCTGGTGATGAGTTACTACAGGCAGACGCATGGTATTGAACTGAAGGATTACCGCGTTGATTATCCCTGGTGGGAAGACAGTTACCCCGAAAATTTCTACCACGATTGCTGGTATGAATGCGGCTTCCGTGAATTCAGCGGGGCACCGCAGCCAGGTGATATGGTTATCATGCAGGTCCAGTCCAACAAGTGGAACCATGCCGGCATCCTGTTAGAAGGTAACATGCTACTACATCACCTTTACGGGCATCTGAGCCAGCGTGTGCCTTATGGCGGATACTGGCAGGAACGGACAATGAAGGTATTTCGCTATAAGACTCTAGCTTAAGCCCATTTAGGTGGACTGTTCCCCTGGAATTTCCACCCCAAAACCATCCGCATCCCAAGTCTTTTCCCAGACTTCGTAACCTAACTCTTTTAGGCGACTAAAAGTTTTTTTGAAAACAGTGTTGAAATCATCGTCACTAAGTCCGTCTAACTCAAGATCGCTGAGATGAATATGGAATGTGGAATGACCAATCCGTACCTTTTTGTTGATCTCTGAAAAAGTCCTTTTGAATATTATTTCAGAGAGTTCATCCCTAGCTTTTTCAACAAGTTGAATTGCATCTTGAGCAGAAATTACTTCATCTTCACGTAATTCGCTAAGGAAGCTGTTGTCGAGACGTTGAACTATTTCAGCATTCATAGAGCGGTTATTGGATTTTGCTGCATCTTCAATTTTTTCTTTTAATTCAATTGGTAATCTTATTCTTAGTTGAGGATCTTCTCTGCTCATTTGGTTGCCTCACTCAAAAAGTTCACATTATGTAAATTATGCCCCACGGTGGGGTTGACATCAATGACGCACGGTGTGACACTTCAAGTGTCCCACCGTGGGGCATAATTGGAGGGGTTATGGAAAAAGCTAAAGATATGTACCAGCGAAAGGTTCGATTTCCTGAAGATGTCCGGTTGGCGATAGAGAGAAATGGGGAAGATGAGTGCCGTCAGTTCAATACTGAGCTCATCTATCAGTTGAGGAAAGCGTACGGATTAGAAGGGGGGAAGAGTGAACAAGCATAAAAACAGTGAAACCCAGGAGTGCGCGAACACCCTGGGCTTCTTATCGAACAAATCCAGCAAAGGAAATATCGACATGAATAGTGTAACGAAAGCAGAGCTTAACTTCCACGGCATTTCATTACAGCCAGTATCTGATATCAGTGGGATTTGGCTAACAGCTAACCAAATTGGATATGCATTGCAGTACGCAGATGATAAGGCTGTACAACGCATCTATGCGAGACATCTTGATGAATTCACAGAAAAAATGTCAACAGTAGTCAAGTTGACCACCCCTAGTGGAAGGCAAGACACACGGGTATTTTCGCTGCGAGGTGCCCATCTGATTGCGATGTTTGCCAGAACACCTGTCGCTAAAGAGTTTCGCCGCTGGCTCTTAGATATTCTGGATCGTGAGGTGTCTATAAACATTCCAGCAACAAAGATGCTCAGCGATCGAGAAATCCACGCCCACAATGCAAATGCAATGTTCGATTATTTCGAGGTTATGTGTGAAGCATGGTTTAACCAGATAGAACCAGCTTTGAGGGCTATCGAATCACCTTTGGCCGGTCGCCTTCATGATTGTTTTAATGACGGAGCTGCCTTCATGTACATGATTAAGGATTATGCTGATCGGCAACTTCAACAGGGAGAGCGAGCGAGGATTTATTGAATTTTGCAGCGATGCAAATAAAAACGCCATCGGCGGCAACCGATGGCATCTATAACTGCATAGTGGAGAAATTATGCAACAAACAAATATGTCTACAACTACTGTAGCAAATGCGTTTCATCATGTCACCATGTCCAGCCGCGAGATCGCAGAGTTAACAGGGAAGCAGCATCAGCATGTTAAACGTGACATCGAGAATATGCTCGCTGACCTTAGCGAAGATGTGTCCAGTTTTGGACGCATCTACCTGGACACAATGAATCGCCAGCAGATGGAGTACGACCTTGATCGCCGTCATGTAGAATGCCTCCTGACCGGGTATAGCGCCTCCTTGCGAATGAAGGTAATTGACCGCTTGCATGAGCGAGAAGTTGGAACTTCAGCTGTTCCAGCGCCTCTATCTCAGAATGAGATTATTGCTGCAATCGCAATGGCGAACGTAGAGCAGGATAAACGCATCCATGCTCTGGAACAGCAAGTTGATGATATGGCACAGGGCGCTATCCCTGCTGGGTATCAAGGCTATTCTTACCTTGCTGAGAAGACGGGGCTGAGTGATAAGAAGTGTCGCCAATTGGTTTCAGCCTATGAAGTCAGCCATAAAACGGTACCACATGTTGCTCCTAATGGCGCGGTCACTCGCATGACAGTTATTCATGAACATGAATTTATGAATGCTTTTGGCGAAATGCTTGCTGAGACCGAAATTCGTGGTTCCTTCCATCATCACGCCAAAATGGGGCGTTTTATGCTTGCTGGTGGGGAGCGTTCATGATGCAAGCATTACAGCGAGTCAGCGCCCCAGTTTATGTGGTTTCTCGTCATGGCAAAACGTTCCGTTGCTTTGCTCGGAACACCGCAATTAAGCGGCTTGCTCATTACATGACTCAGCGGATGTTTTATCGCGCAGGCATTAAGACCCGGGACGTGACGAAAATTGATCGTGATGATATGGCCATCTACTACATCAACAAACCGACTCAGCGTTACTGGGATGCGCAAGCGAAATGTGAAAGGCGAGTTAGAAAGCTCCTTTCCAGAAAGTAATAGCCACCACTTAACCGAACTATAAACCCAACCCGCTTAACTGCGGGTTTTGTCGTTACCGGATCCCTGCTACTCTTTTGGCAAATTGATCAAAGGTGAAAGGGATATGAAAAAGACTTTGCTGCTTCTAATCGCAATAGCTGTTGCGGGCTGTTCAACTGAACCAGTTCTTCCACAGAATGCAAAAGAAGTTGATGCCGCGATTGAATTTCATCAAAAACCAAATACGACAGAAGTTACCATCATTCGTGATAAAGGTTTTGTAGCTGGAGGGTGTGCTATCACATCCTATGTAAATGGCGTACCAGTTGCTGAGCTTGAAACAGGGGAAAAAGTCAGAGCTTATTTACCAGCGGGTGAAATAATTATTGGTGCTGGATTTGCTGGAAAGGGGCTATGTAGCGGAGCACCAAAAAAAGAGCGAGAGTTTATTATCAAACCTGACACACCGAGGGTATTAAGAATATTCACGGATCAAAGTGGTAATGTTGATATTTTCCCAATGACTGTAAATTGAAATATATTAATATGTAGAACCACCTTCGGGTGGTTTTTTTATGGGAGTAAAAAATGCAAGAAGTAATGATTCAAATTGAGCTACATGGGCCTTTGGGCAAAACCTTTGGTAAGGTGCACCATCGCTTGATTAGCACTACTCACGAGGCATGCAGGGCGCTATCTGCCACTATTAAAGGCTTCGAGCAGTACATGCACACCAGTAAACAACGAGGTCTGACCTTTGCAGTATTTCGTGGAAAGAAAAATATTGGGGAAGATGATTTAGGTTTCCCGGTGACTGGTGAAGTAATCCGAATTGTTCCAGTTACTATAGGTAGTAAAAAATCCGGTGTCCTTCAGACAATTCTAGGCGCAGTATTAGTCGCTGTTGGTGTAGTTCTAAATTTTACGCCTTTTGCAGCGGCATCGCCTTTCTTTTATCAGGCTGGTGGTGCGTTAATCATTGGTGGTGTTGTTCAAATGCTATCACCTCAACCGTCGGGTCTTGCCAGTAAGCAAAGTGCAGATAACCGCGCTTCGTATGCTTTCGGCGGGGTAACCAATACAGCGGCGCAGGGATATCCCGTCCCCATAGGGTATGGTAAGCGTCGAATTGGTGGGGCGATTATTTCTGCTGGAATCTACGTCGAAGATCAGCAGTAAGAAAAAATCCTTTTCTCAGGCTACCTCAGGGTGGCTTTTTTTATGGGCTCGATATGACTTCAGCAACCACGATTAAAGGCCGCAAGGGCGGCGGCTCCAGTTCCAGAACCCCAACCGAACAGCCTGATGATCTGCAATCTGTAGCGAAGGCCAAAATCCTCGTTGCTCTTGGGGAAGGGGAGTTTGCAGGGCAGTTGACGGGTAAGAATATTTATCTGGATGGTACTGCGCTTGAGAATGCGGATGGCTCGCAGAATTTCAGTGGTGTAGTGTGGGAGTTCCGTTCAGGAACGCAGGCGCAGAATTACATTCAGGGTATCCCCGGTACTGAAAATGAGATCAATGTTGGCTCTGAGGTTTCAAGTGCAACAGCATGGACACGTACCTTTACCAATTCCCAGCTTTCAGCCGTTCGTCTGCGCCTGAAATGGCCATCGTTATTTAAGCAGGAAGATAACGGCGATCTGGTTGGGTATTCGATCAATTATGCGGTAGATCTGCAGACTGATGGTGGTACGTGGCAAACCGTACTCAATACCAGCGTAACCGGGAAAACCACCTCAGGCTACGAACGCAGCCACCGTATTGATTTACCTCAGGCTGGCAGCACCTGGACAATCCGACTTCGCAAGATCACCGCTGATGCCAATAGCGCGAAGATCGGCGACACAATGACACTGCAGAGCTTCACGGAGGTAATTGACGCCAAATTGCGTTATCCAAATACCGCTCTGCTGTACATCGAATTTGACTCAAGCCAGTTCAATGGCTCTATCCCACAGATTTCTTGCGAGCCAAAAATGCGTGTGATCCGTGTACCTGATAATTACGACCCTGAAACGAGGGCTTACAGCGGTACATGGCAGGGGGCATTTAAATGGGCATGGACCGATAACCCGGCGTGGATTTTTTACGATCTGGTGGTGTCAGACCGCTTTGGTCTTGGTCACCGACTCACTGCGGCGAACATCGATAAGTGGACGCTGTATCAGGTTGCCCAGTATTGCGATCAGCCAGTCCCGGACGGTAAAGGTGGCAGTGGTATCGAACCACGCTATACCTGCAATGTGTACGTTCAGGACCGGAACGACGCCTACACGGTCCTGCGTGATTTTGCCGCTATATTCCGGGGGATGACGTACTGGGGCGGTGATCAGATTGTTGCGCTTGCCGATATGCCGAGAGATGTGGATTACGCTTACACCCGCGCTAACGTTATCGACGGACGCTTTACCTATTCCAGCAGCACGACAAAAACGCGGTATACCACGGCGCTGGTTTCCTGGTCTGATCCGGGTAACGCCTATGCAGATGCGATGGAGCCGGTGTTTGAGCAGCCTCTGGTGGCCCGGTACGGATTTAATCAGCTGGAAATGACCGCCATCGGCTGTACCAGGCAGTCAGAAGCTAACCGAAAGGGGCGCTGGGGTATTCTCACCAACAACAAGGATCGCGTTGTTTCGTTTGATGTTGGCCTGGACGGAAACATTCCGCAGCCGGGATACATTATCGCCGTGGCAGACGAGCTTCTTTCCGGAAAGGTTATGGGCGGCCGCATCAGCGCTGTTAACGGTCGCGTTATCAAACTTGACCGCGTTGCTGATGCAGTTGCAGGCGATCGTCTGATTCTCAACCTTCCCTCCGGTGCGTCACAGAGCAGGACTATTCAGGCTGTTAACGGGGAATCAGTTACAGTCACAACGGCATACAGTGAGACGCCACAGGCCGAAGCTGTTTGGGTGGTTGAGTCGGACGAGCTTTACGCGCAGCAGTATCGTGTTGTCAGCGTCTCCGATAATGATGATGGCACTTTCTCGATTACTGGCGCATTGCACGATCCGGATAAATATGCCCGTATCGATACAGGAGCCATCATTGACCAGCGGCCGGTGAGTGTGATCCCGCCGGGTAACCAGTCGCCGCCAGCCAACATTGTGATCAGTTCGTTTTCAGTGGTTCAACAGAATATCAGCGTCGAAACCATGCGGGTGAGCTGGGACCAGGCGCAGAACGCTATCGCCTATGAGGCACAGTGGCGCCGCAATGACGGTAACTGGGTAAACGTGCCGCGCAGCTCCACCACTTCCTTCGATGTTCCTGGCATTTATGCCGGACGTTACCTTGTTCGTGTGCGCGCCATTAATGCCTCTGAAATATCCTCTGGCTGGGGCTACTCAGAAGAGAAAACGCTGACGGGCAAGGTGGGAAATCCACCGAAACCTGTCGGCTTTGCGACAACGCCGATCAACTGGGGGATTCGCCTGAACTGGGGATTCCCGGCTAACACCGGGGATACACTGAAAACGGAAATTCAGTACACCGCGAACAGTGATTTCTCAAATCCTCTTTTGCTGTCGGATGTGCCTTATCCTTCTGCTGAATACACTCAACTGGGATTAAAAGCGGGGCAGGAATTCTGGTACCGTGCGCAGCTGGTAGACAGAACGGGTAATGAATCCGGCTGGACCGACTGGGTTCGTGGTGAATCTAATGCGAATGCTGACGACTACCTGGGCGATATTGCCGATGATTTTCTGACGTCTGCCGATGGTGACCGCCTGACAAGCGACATTGATACCAATCTTGAAGCTGAGTTGCAGAATGCGCTGGCCAACCATGGAACGGTGGAACACCAGTGGGCGCAGTACGGCGAAGTGCGCGCGAATATTCTGGTGGTTAAAACGACCATTGCAGATGTTTATAAAGCGATGGCTGAAATGTCCACTCAGGTGCAGGCGCAGATTAAAGATGTAACCGCCTCGCTTGAGGATAAGCTCACTGCCACCGTTGATGCTACAAGTGCTACGGCCATTCATACCCTGAAAGTCGGAGTGCGCATCAACGATATTTTTTACGGTGCCGGGATGTCGATTGCGGTACTGGCCGAAGCGGGTAAGCCGGTGGTCACTCGTGTCGGGTTTAACGCCAACCAGTTCGTCCTGATGAGTGGCAGCGGTGATACGCAGTATTCACCGTTTGCCGCTATCAATGGTCAGGTTTTTATCAGTGATGCCTTTATTCAGGACGGGAGTATTACCAACGCCAAAATTGGCAATTACATCCAGTCAAATAACTTCGTTGCAGGTTCAACTGGCTGGCGCATTGATAAGAATGGGAACGCTGAATTGCATGGAAAGCTTTATGCCGACAGCGGGAATTTCTCTTTTAACGGTGTAAATAACAAGGTCGTAATTGATGGTTATGGAGTTCTCGTTAATCTGACAAATGGTGGAAATGTTCAGGTTGGAACATTTAGGGGGTAATAATGGCGGAGGGAATTTTTATTAATTACAACGATGGCCGTCCGGTGATGGCAATCACTGCTGGGCTGCGTGCCCCCAGTTTTTGTACATCCTTCTCGGGCTGGTCATCCCAGTTCATGCAGTACCCGGTCAATACACCGCTTGTTCCCGGCTCACAGGCTATCGTTGTGCCAACCAATCCCATCTACATCTATTCCTTTGCTGAATTTGATGTGGCCATAATGAGCAGCGTCACTCGAAACGGGAATTCCGGGGTAATCATCGGGGCTGAGACAATTGGTGGAAAAAGCATTGTCCCTGACTGGTCAGGCTACGTTATGGAGCTGCTGCCTGCGGCGACGTATAACGAAGGTTTACTGGTTTCAAACTCGACTGACTTCACCGCTATATCCAATCAGGCTGCGCTGATGACCTGCGCTTATTCCGGGCGCATTACGGTTAGCGGCAGCGCTGTGCTTCCGGTCAGCGGTATTCCTTTCGGCAAATGGGATAACCCGAATGTGTCGGTGGGGTTTGATGGCACCAGTATCATCGTTCGCGATATTTCCTACACAGGGCGGGACGACGTGGCCGGAACGGCAACGATAGACCTGGTGATATTCAATCAGACCGCACCAGTTGGCGGTGACGGTATTACGATGACCAACGCCGCAGGCCAGGTAACATTCTCCACGCTGAAACGCCCATTTGTGTATGACCGTCAAATTCAGATCACCGATGCTTTCCAGAATATTGGCGGCGGGTTCTGCCAGATAGTTTATACCGGCGTGCAGGTTCGTATGGATGGCGGTTACGGAAACATACGGACGAAGGGCGTCGTGATGTCCGGTGGTAATGTCAGGTCAGCCTACAACAAAGTCTTTGCTAACCACAACTCCGGTTCATGGGACATGACCAGAAACAGAAATATCACCATGCCCATTCTCATTATCCCTAATATGTACTGAGGAAAAAGTATGTCAGCAGGAACCTTAACCCTTAACAATAACTCTGCTGCGGTCGCTGGCAGCGGGACCGCGTTTACTACCGAGGTGGCGGCCGGAGATTTTATTGTTGTCACTGTCGGCGGTGTTCCCTATACGCTCCCGGTTAAGTCCGTGGAAAGTGGTACAGCGTTGACGCTCGTCAGTAATTATACCGGACCCACACAATCAGGCGCCGCCTGGTCAGCCGTCCCCCGCGTGGCAATGAATATGGTCACTGCGGCACTGGTGGCTCAGAGTGCAGAAGCGCTGCGCGGGCTGAACTATGACAAACAGAACTGGCAGCAGGTATTCAGCGGAACCGGAACGATTACCGTCAGATTACCTGATGGTTCCACATTTACTGGCCCTGCATGGAACAGCTTTAACGACAGTTTGAGTAAAAAATTAGATAAAAGTAAAAATCTTGAAGACATTGAAGATGCTCAAGAAGCCAGAGCGAACCTTTCACTTAAAGGGGCTGCATTACTGGATGTTGGCACAACCAATGGTACTGTCGCAGCTGGAGATGACGCAAGGCTGAGAACTGTTAACGGGAAAACGGGTGGGACGGTATCTGGTCAGGTGCGGGTTTCAGACGCATCAAGAGGTGCTGCGTACATATCAGACGGGACTAACACCTGGGAAGAAACGCAAGGCGTTTTTAGAAATATCATCGCGCAAGGGCAGCATTCTGACACACAATGGGGCCTTGTTGATTATGTTACGGACAACAATGCAGGGAAGGCCTATGTGCGCCTGATTCCCTTTGCCAGCCCTGGCGCATTTTCTATTTTCCAGATTGACCACACAGGTGAAGCAACCGCCCGTATCTTCTCGCCTACTTGTGATGAACGCATTAAATATGACATCAGGCAAATTGAAGACCCGTTAGCAGTAATGCGAAAAATTAAAGGGGTGACGTTCAGATATATCGATACCGATATTTTTGGAATAGGGTTTACAGCTCAGGATGTTGAGTCAGCATTTCCGGAGGCGGTAAGCCGCGGCGGTGATGTTACGCTGAAAAATGGAGATGTGGTCAAAGGGGTTAAACGTCCGGATACTTACGGCGTCGCTGCTGCACTGCATCATGAGAGTATTCTGCAATTGATGGGGATATTAAAAGAGACCATTACCACAATTGCAGGTACGACTTCTGATACGTCAGCCAGAGAGGCTCTGGAAGTTCTCGCCAATAAAATACCTGCACAGATGAAATAAACTGGCAGGTCAGCGGTGTACAGGCCTGGCCAGGGTCTGTAGGGTATGCGATCATGCCAGTAAAGTGGGTAGATGGGAGCCAACCTATTCGGCAACCAGCCACATATCAGCCTCTTCAAACATTTCCTGCACAGTACGGCTTATCTGTTCCTTCTCGTGCTTGCTGGCGTCAGTGTTGATCGCCGGCAGTGTCATCATCGGTTTTACCCGGACATCAGCATCAGGGAAGACCCGGTGAACCCTCTTGGTCAATTCGCCCAGAATGATATCTTTTGCACCGGGCAGGCCATCAAAATTCCTTTTGTCATAAACGAGTTCCACGAACATGCTTTAACTCCTCTTTACTGTGTATAACGTCAGTATATACTGTATATATAAACAGTATCAATGTGAGTGAGTTTATTATGATGTTTTATTCACCAGCAGAGCTGCGCCAGATAGTTGGGCTCCCCTTGTTCAGCGATCTTGTTCCCTGTGGCTTCCCATCTCCGGCGCAGGACTACGTTGAAAAGCGTATTGATTTAAATGAACTGTTAGTGAAACACCCCAGCGCAACATATTTTGTGAAATCGTCGGGCGATTCCATGAATGGGGCGGGGATAAGTAATGGTGATTTGTTGGTGGTCGATCGATCAAGAAAGGCTGCGCATGGAGATATCGTTATCGCTGCTGTAGATGGGGAGTTCACTGTTAAACGTCTGCAGTTGCACCCGAGCGTCATGCTTGTTCCTGAAAACAGTGCGTATGCGGCCATTATGATAAACAGCGAAGACACGTTGGATATCTTTGGCGTTGTGACGTTTATCGTTAAAGCGGCAAGCTGAACATGTTTGCTCTGGTTGATGTTAACTCGTTTTATGCCAGTTGTGAGACTGCGTTCCGGCCAGATCTGAAAGGAAGGCCGGTTGTGGTTCTCTCAAACAACGATGGCTGTGTTATTGCCCGTAACGCTGAAGCCAAAACGGTTGGTGTGAAAATGGGGGATCCGTATTTTAAGCAGAAGGACTTATTCCGTCGATATGGTGTGGTTTGTTTCAGCAGCAATTACGAGCTTTATGCAGATATGTCCAGCAGAGTAATGTCCACGCTGGAGGCAATGTCCCCCCGCTGCGAAATATATTCAATTGATGAAGCCTTCTGTGACCTGACAGGTGTAAGAAATTGCCGAGTTCTGCAGGAGTTTGGGCAGGAATTAAAAGACGCCGTTTATCAAAATACGGGTCTGGCGGTTGGCGTTGGTATTGCCCAGACAAAGACGCTGGCGAAACTGGCGAATCATGCCGCCAAAAAATGGCAGAGGCAAACGGGTGGGGTGGTGGACTTATCTAACCTGGATCGCCAGCGCAAACTGATGGCTGCACTGCCGGTTGATGAGGTCTGGGGGGTAGGGCGCCGTATCAGCAAAAAGCTGGAGGCAATGGGGATTAAAACGGTTCTGGATCTGGCTGATACTGATATTCGTTTTATCCGGAAGCACTTCAATGTTGTCCTCGAGAGAACGGTGCGCGAACTGCGCGGCGAACCCTGTCTTGAACTGGAGGAATTTGCCCCCGTAAAGCAGGAAATTGTCTGTTCCAGATCATTCGGGGAACGTATTACAGATTATGACGCTATGCGACAGGCCATCTGCAGCTACGCGTCGCGCGCCGCAGAAAAGTTACGTGGAGAGCATCAGTATTGCCGCTTCATATCTACTTTTGTTAAAACGTCACCCTTTGCGCTGAACGAACCGTACTACGGTAACAGCGCGTCGGTAAAGCTGCTCACCCCGACACAGGACAGCCGGGATATCATTGCAGCAGCGACGAGGAGTCTGGATGCAATATGGAAAGACGGACATCGATATCAGAAAGCAGGAGTACTGCTGGGGGACTTCTTCAGTCAGGGCATCGCCCAGTTGAATCTGTTCGATGATAATGCGCCGCGCCGGGGTAGTGAGAAATTGATGGAAGTTCTGGATCATCTGAACGCGAAGGAAGGAAAGGGCGCGCTTTATTTCGCCGGACAGGGGATCCAGCAACAATGGGCGATGAAGAGAGAGATGCTGTCACCACGATACACGACCCGCTATGAGGACCTGCTTCAGGTTAAGTAACAGGCTTAATTAAATCTGCTCCCTGATTTTTCACATTCCCGACGGCACGTGTTACGGCATGCCATATAAATTTATCAGCCGACACTGAACCGTCGGCAGCAATTTCCGCAGCATCTTTCCCTCCAATGTCCTGCCTCATCCATTCGCGAGCGGCTTCTGGTGAAAGTACCAGAGGCCGCCTGTCGTGTATATCTACCAGCCCTTTGTCGGCCGCAGCTGTCACTATCAGGAAACCTTCTGCTTCATCTCCACGTTCGAATGGTGTGCTGCCGATCGCCGCCATAAAAATTGGCAGACCGTCTGCCCGGTGAATAAAGTAGGGTTGCTTCTTGTCCCCTTCCTTTTTCCACTCAAACCATCCATCAGCAAAGCAAATCGCGCGGCCATGCTGCCAGAGTGGTTTAAACATTCTGCTGGTGGCCGCAGTTTCAGACCGTGCGTTAATGAGCGGCGGTTTATCCCACCAACCGGGGGCGTATCCCCAGATCACTGGATCAAGATGCAGCTGCTCATCACGTTCGCTCAGAAGCAGAACTTTGGTGCCTGGCGCGACGTTAAAACGTCCGATGGGTTCCGGGTCATATGGTATGTCTCGTTCTGCTTCTTCAGCAAGCAGAGCGAGATAGTCTTCACGCGTCATTGACTGTGAAAAGCGTCCACACATAGAAACCTCCCAATTTACAACATACAGATAGTATAGAAGTTATAGGCAGCGGACGTTCGACTTATGGGGCAAGGATGGGACAAAAATGGCTGTTATGGGGCATGAATGGGACATTATTGCACACATGAAGTTTACCGAATTTCATGCGAAACTATTTTTTAATATATTGAATACACTAAAGAAAACACATGCTCTTGGGCGTTCTTTAGTGATTTTTAAAATACCCGCGTCACGCAGTTAA